CAACTTCAGCACCGTCAACACTAAAACAAGGTGAGTTTGGTTTAACATACGGAACCGGTACTCAAGGAAATGGCGGCGATAGACTTTACATCGGTACAGGCGCAGTAGATAGTAATGGTGACGCAAGTTCAATTGATGTAATCGGCGGTAAATATTTTGCAGACTTAAATGACCACGCACATGGCACATTAACTGCTAGTTCAACTCTTATTGTTGACAGTAACTTAGCAATCGACCAGTTTATTGTAGGTAATTCTACAACAACAGGTGGTACAATTAAATTAAACGAGGGTACAAATAACGGTTCAAACTTTGTTGCTCTTAAAGCACCAAACACTTTAGCTGGAAACACAACATATACATTACCAGTCGCTTATGGTTCTGCTGGACAATTCTTAAAACAATCAGATGGCGCAGGTACTTTAGAATGGGATACAGTTAATCAGTTTATTAACTTAGCTGGTGACACAGGTACAGACACATACAATACGGCAGAAACTTTAACATTTGCTGGTGGTGCTGGTTTAGTACAAACAGTTACAAACAACACAGTAACAGTTACAGCGACAACTTTAACAAATTCAAACTTATCAGGTAGTGCAGGTATCACAAATGCTAACTTAGCAAATGATAGTGTTACTTTCGGTTCTACTACAGTTGCCTTAGGTGCTGCTAGCACAGACATAGCAGGAGTAACTTCTTTAATTGTTGACAATATAACAATTGACGGCAATGATATATCAACTACAAATACAAATGGCGATTTAACAATATCACCAAATGGTACAGGTACAATTACAGTACCAAGTAACTATGAAGAAAGAGCTGGTTTCACAGACAACTCTTTAACAAATAAAAAATATGTTGACACAGTTGCACAAGGTTTAGATATTAAAGATGCAGTTAGAGTTGGTACAACAGCTAACTTAACAGCAACATACTCAAACGGTAGTTCAGGTGTAGGTGCAACATTAACAAATTCTAGCACACAAGCTGCTTTAGTTATTGATGGTATAACAATGGTTGTTAACGATAGAGTTATGGTTAAAGACCAAACAACAACTCTTCAAAACGGTTTATATAAAGTTACAAACATTGGTTCAGGTTCAACAAATTGGGTACTAACTAGAACACCAGACGGTGACGAAAGTACAGAAGTTAACGGCGGTTCGTTCTTCTTTGTACAAGAAGGTACTACAAATGGTGATAATGGTTATGTAACAACGAATGACGGAAATCCTACGATTGGTACAGATGCAATTACATTTGAACAATTCTCAGGTGCAGGTCAAGTAACTGCTGGTTCTGGTTTAAGTAAATCAGGAAATATCATAGATGTAAATACTGATGGAAGTTCAATCGAAGTTAGTTCAGATGTATTAAGAGTTAAAGCATTAGGTATTACTAACGCTATGTTAGGCGGTTCAATTGCAACTTCTAAATTAGCAAACCCTACAATCTACTTTACAGACGAAAGTTCTACACAAGGTAGTGTTGCTTTAGAAGGAACATTAGAGTTTCTTGCTGGTGAGGGTATTAATACAACAGTTTCGGGTAGTACATTAACAATCGCTGGTGAATTAGCATCGACTTCAAATGTTGGTGTTGCATCATTCAGTTCAGACAATTTTGCCGTAGATGGTTCAGGTGAAGTTACAGTAATCAAAGTTGACGGGAGTACATTTTAATGTTTAAGTGGATTGAAAAAATTATTGACAAGGTTGTAGGCACATATGATGAACCTGTAAAAGTCGATACAAAAAATTTAGAGAAAAAAACTAAAAACGAATTAGAAGCTTTAGGTCGTAAAATCGGCATTGAAGTTGATAGAAGATTAACTAAAGCAAAGATAATTAAACAGATAAAGAAACATAAGTAATGGCAACACAGATATTACCAAAAAGAAGTGAAGTAGCATTATCAATTCCAACTACTAGTGATTTAGCAGTTGGTGAAATTGCAATGAATGTTACAGATGGTAAGTTTTATACAAAAACATCTGGTAATGTTATTAAAGAAATGGGTGGTGCCGGCGCTGTAACACTTCAAGCAGTTACCACTTCAGGTGCAATAACTAATAATGATATTGTTTTAGATGGTTCGGACATTATTTTTGAGGGTGCATTAGCAAACGCATTTGAAACAACTTTAACAGTCGCAGAGCCAACGGCTGATAGAGTAGTGACTTTACCAAACCAATCTGGAACATTAGCAATGGACGGCGATGCATTGGCATACGCAATAGTATTCGGAGGATAATTGAGTGGCAAGTACATTTAAAAATTTTGGTTTAGATGTTGGTGTCTTAGATGACGCAACAGGAAATATGTACACAGCCGGCGGTTCTGTAGCTGCCGTAGTTCACGCATTATATATTTCAAATAAGAGTGCTACTAATATTGCTAATGTAAATGTTAAAGTTACTACAGATGGAGGTTCTACTTTCTTTCATGTAGGTAGAAGTTTAGAGGTAGATGTTAACAATACTTTAGTTTTAGATAAACCTATTAATTTAGAAGCAAGTGATATTTTAAGAGTTTATGCAGACCCTAATCCAGACAGTTCGTCTGTAGATGTTGAAGCGTTTGCAAGTATATTGGAGATTAGTTAATGGCTATTAATAATCATGTCGTTAACACAAATGGTCGAGGCGCTAATGCCTTTAGTAATACTTTTCACGGCTTGAGAAGAACACAAGACGGTAAATTATATTATACATTAAGAGATAAAAATGTAGGAACATTTAGTAATGATGGTGGCACAACAGAATTATCAAGCGATGCTGATTATGTCGCAGTAGAAGAACAATACATCTCTGGTAAAAATCAAACTTTTGCAGGTGATGGTTCTGATACAACTTTTACATTATCAGATACAGGTCGTGAAGCTGACCAATTAGCTGTGTTTGTAGATAGAGTTAGAATGACAGCAACTACAGATTATACAGTATCAGGCACAACTTTGACTTTTGTTAGAGCGCCTCATAATGCAGCTGAAATATATGTACAAGCAATAGATAAAGAATATAAGAACGAAACAACCGATACCTACCAACAATATAAATTTGAAGGTGGTAGAAATCACTACAAACTAAACAGTGATGGTAAATTAGTAAGGGTAACAAACAGAAAAATGCCGATTGATGAAACAAACTTTCCGGATGATGTACTCGACAACGATTTTACTAATTATGATGGAACAGCAATTGTTAATTCAACTACTTGGTCGGTGTAGTATAAATATATGGAACTAATAAGGTAAAAAAATGGCAGATTTTGTACTAGGAAGATTAAAATTTAAATGGCGTGGTGATTGGGCTGTATCAACAGCTTACTTAATTGATGATATTGTTAAGTATGGTGGTAACACATATGTTGTAACTGCTAACCACACATCTCAATCTTCAATCGCTAATTTCTACACAGATTTATCAGCAAGTAAATACCAATTACATACCGAAGGACTTTTCTTCAAGGGTAATTGGGCAGGTTCAACATTCTATAAATTAAACGATTTAGTTAAAAACGGCGCATATCAATATAGATGTATTTTACAACACACTTCAGCTTCAACATTTGCTATTGGTTCTAATTGGCAAGTATTTTCTGAAGGATTACAATGGGAAGATAGTTATTCAAGTTCTACAGTTTACCAAGATGGTGATGTAGTATCTTATGGTGGTTATACTTATGTGTATGTTAATGCAACACCAAGTCAAGGTAATACACCTACAGACAACTCATATTGGGATGTTATAACAACTGGATATAATAATAGAGCAGATTATGTTCACGGCAGTAGTTATTCTACTGGTGATGTTGTAAGATATGGTGGTTATTCATATGTAACCGACATAAATCATTCAAATCAATATCCTGCAAACACAGATGGTACAACAAACACCGATTATTGGGCTTTATTAGTAAAAGGTTTTGACTATCAAACTGGTGGTTACGATGCAGCTACAACATATAACATTGGTGATGTTGTAAGATATACTTCATCATCTTATGTGATGATTAAAGACAGACAAGTCAATGTTACTCCTGGAACAGACGGCACAGTTTGGCAATTAATTTCACAAGGTGATAGTGGCGCAGTAATGAATACTAGAGGTGA